CATTAAGTCCAAAAGATAAGTATGTAATATTTACTTTTTATGACGAAGAGGATACAGATGTGTTTGATAATAATAGTTTATCGACGATATATTATATTAGTTTAAATTTTTGGTGTAAGAATATTGAAAATTTAGATTTATATAAAGATATTAAAAAGAAATTTAAAGAAAATAATTTCATATTTAATGGATGTAAAGATGTATTTGATGAAAATTACTTCGGTAAAAATATGGATTTTATATTCAAGGAAATGAATTCAATTTAAGAATTCTTTTTTTATGAAAAAATTAAAGAAGGAATGGTGAAAATTAATGGCAGGGAAAAATTATAAACAAAAAATTATTTTTGGTATGGATTCTATACATGTTGCTACAGTAGATACTGACGGTACGTTTGGAACTCCAGTTGAAATACTAGGTGCAAAAGCATGTGAGTGCAGTTTTGAAAGTTCTGAGAAATTTGAATATGCTGATAACAAGGTTGTTGACTCAGATAAAAGAGTTACAAAAGGCTCAGGTAAGCTATCAGTCATAGGACTTACTATGGAAGAAAAAGCATTACTTTCTGGAGTAGAAGTGATGAGCGGTGGAGTTGCGATAGGTGCCACAACAAATGCCCCTAATTTAGCTTTAATGTTTGCACAAAATAAAAGGGACGGAGGAAAAATATTGAATGTGATATATAGTTGTCAATTCTCAATACCTAGTATTCAAGCTGTATCGACTGAGGAAGAAAGAGAAGCACAAATAGTTGAACTAGACTTTACTTGTTTACCAGACATAAATGACCAATTATTTATGTATCAAGTAGATACAACGGATTCAACAGCTGATAGCACAATGGTTAGTAAATGGTTTACAGAGGTGCAAAAACCAAAGCCTACAGCAGGGGTTTAATTTTATATAGAGGCCTAGTTTTAGGTCTCTATTTTTTTTACTTAAAATAAGCGAGGTGTAAAAATGAATCTTTCACATAAAATTATCTATGGACTATCTGATATTTATGTATGTCCACAAAATGGAACTCCAGTTAAGTTGGATGGAGCAATAGATGTAAATATAAAAGTTAGTAGAAATAGCATTTACATAAAGAAAAATGGAGATAAGTCAGAGAGAATTGACACTTCAGTTGATGCCTCTGGTACGTTGTCTTTACTTTCTTTAGATTTTAATGCTAGATCATTAATATTGGGACATCAAATAATTAACAATGGTTTAGCAGTAACTTTAGGGACTCCACCAAGGGTTGCATTGATGTTTAGTAGAGAAAAGGCAAATGGACATAAATTATATCATGTCTTTTACAATGTACAGTTTAAAGAAGATAGTTTAAAGGCCAGAACATTTGAAGGAAGTAGAGAAAAGGATATAGTAAGTATAGACTTTGATGTATTTAGAGATAAAGATAAAGATTTAATTTACTATGTTATAGATACAGAAACAGCTAGTAAATCTTTAATAGATAACTGGTTTAGTAAAGTCACATATCCTGAGGGGCTATAACAATGTTAGAAGGTACAATTGGAATACAAATAGATAAGTCTATCTATAAAATGAGACTAGACATGGGTTGCTTGAAGAATATGAAATACATATTTGAAAAGCACACAGTTGAAGAAATAATAGAAGGTGCATTCGATGGTGATAAAGATTTAGTGTATCAATTTTTAATACAAGCAATTTTAAGGTGTAATGATGATATAGACATAGATATGTTAACTAATCAAATAACATCAATAGATTTAAATTTGGCTAAAACTTATGTATGTTACTTAATATCAATATCATTTCCAAAAAATCAACAAAAAGAAGAATCTGAGTTAGCTAGATTTAGACGTTTAAAAAGTAGCTTAAACAGAGAGGACTGGAATTTTTCAGATATGGAATACATGTGGCATACTATATTAAAAAGAACAAATGACTTTAATTGTATATTACCTTTAAGTTATTTTAGTCAAATAGAGTCGCATAAAAAATTTAATAACATTAACAATGGAGATGAAAACACTGAGATTGTTAATGGTACAGAATACTTTTAAGAAAGTTGGTGATTAAATGTCAAGAAGTGAAGAAATAGCAAAACTAACGTCCAGTTTGAGTTTAGATTCTCAATCATTTTTAAAAGAGCTTAGTAATGTAAAAAAGCAAAGTAGAAATCTATCTAAAGATTTTGATGTAGCTACTAAAAGTATTGAAAATGCTGAAGATAAAATGGAAGCTATGACACATGCCTTACGAAAAGGTGAACGAGCTATAGAATCAAATTCTAAGAAGTTAGAAATGCAAAATAAACAGTATGATGATTTATTTAAGAAGGTTGAAAAACAGGTTAAAGCATATAATGAGTTAAAACAGCAGTTAAATGAAGCAGAAGATGCTTTAAGTAAAATGAATAAATCTGATAATGTAGAAGCATATACAAAACAAGAAAAAGCTGTAAATGACTTAAGGAAAGCACTAGAAAATAAAGCAGAGTTAATACAAAAGAACTCACATAAGTTACAACAGTACAGTACAGATATAGATAAAACTGTAAATGACATGAAGAAGTTGGAAAGGTCTATGGATGATATTAAAACATCCATGAATAACATGGACAGTGAAAATCCGTTAGAAGACTTGGGAGAATCATCTAATAAAGCTGAATCTTCTATTGCTAGTGTAGTAAATAGCATAACAGACTTAGCAGGCGTATCTAAAACAGCAGCCGCAGCAATAACAACTATTTTTACAAGTGGTATTGTAAGTGGTGCAATAAGCTATGATAAGGCTATAACATCTTTAAGAATAAATTTAAGACTAACAGAAAAGGATGCTAAATCACTTTATGATCAAATAAAGTTAATAGCTGATGATGGTTACAGTTTAGAAGGCGTTACACAAGCTACTACATTACTACAAAAAAGATTTAAATTAAGTAATCAAGAAACAAAAGATTTGGCTCAATCGATGGAATTATTAAATACTATGGGGTATGACTATAATAACCAAGTTAGATTTATGACATCAGCAGTTAATGACTTGGGCATGACTCATTCTGAAGCATTAGACATGATTATAGCAGGCGAACAAAAAGGTCTTAACATTAGTAATGACTGGTTAGATACATTGGTTGAATATACACCGATACTTAGTACATTGGGTTTAACTGGACAAGATGCATTAGCATTGATTAGTGAAGGTGTTAATGCAACGGGTTTGAGCAGTGATCAAGCTAGTGATATGATAAAAGAGTTTTTTTTATCGTTAACCGATGGTTCTGATACTAGTAAAGATGCATTTAAAGATTTAGGAATAAATATTGATAACCTAAAAAAACAAATTGATGATGGATCAATAACAAGTATTGATGCTTTGAAAAAAGTATCTAAAGCTATAATGAAGGTTGGCGATGATACAGAAAGAGCTAGGTTACTTCAAGAGATATTCAAAGGTACTGTCGAATATGGTTCTGAGGGCGTAATAGAGGCATGGTCTAACTTAGGTAATGAAGTTATAAATACTTTAGGTGCTATGGATGAAGCAAAACAAGCATATGAAGAATCATATGAGGCTATGCAACAGGACTTATCTAACGAATGGAAAGAATTATCCCAAACATTAGGCTCTATGGTTATACCTGGTTTAAGTAATGTAATGGATTATACCAACAAAGTTATGGATACTCTTAAATTATTGCCTATGGCTTTCCAATTCTTAGGTAATGATATAGGTAATGTATTCGATGGAATGAGTGGTAAAGTTAAAGAATTTGTATTGGCAGCAGGCGAAGATCTTGCTGGAATGTTTGAGTTCTTAAATCTTAATGACGCAGCAAAAGACGTTCGAGAATGGTTAAAACCAGTAGAAGAAGAACATAAGGCACTATCTGAAAGAATAAGACAACGTAATGAAGAAAATGCTAGACTAGATAAAGAGTTTTCTAGGATTTTTCATGCTACATGGGATGATATAACTGGTACATATGAAAATATTCCCGAAGAAGTTAAGACTAAGTTTACAGTTGAAACTGAAGAAGATAAGCAAAAGGTATTAGACTTATATAATGTGTATGAACAGCTACCCGAAGAAGTGCAAACTTTAATTAGCGCTGATAATTATGCAGCTTTAGAAGGTGCTAAAACTTTTGAAGATGTACTTAAAAACATACCAACTGAAAAGTTAGTATCAATTCTAAGCAACATTGATTCAAGTGGAACAATGACACCAGAAACATTACAACAAATTCTTAATGCCTTACCTGAAGAAGAACGTGTAAAAATACAAGCTAATATAGCAAATCAAGAGGCAATTAAGAAGACAACTGAAGATATTAAAAATATGCCGAAGGAAACAACGACAAATGTAAATGTAAATACTGGTGATAGTGCTACTAAAACTCAAAAAGTTAAGCAAGATATAGAACAATTGGATGGTAAAACATCAACTACTAAATTTGATGCTAACACAAAAGCAGCTCAAAATAACATAAATGCATTAAATAAAAATACTAGTGATTTTGATGCAAAACATACAGGCAGAACTAAGTTAATTAACTTTAGTGCAAATACAGGTCCCGCAAGTAGAAGTGTAACAGCTTTAAAAACCAATGTATCTGATTTTGTATCAAGATTTGCTAAAACTTTTACAACTACATTTAAAGTTGTTACAAAATATGAAACGCAAGGATCACCAACTCAACAAAGTAGTGGTGCAAAACCTGGTACACAATCTGTTAATTTACATCCTGAAACAAGATTAATAAGTAGTAGGGTATTAGATTTAAACTACTTAAATACAAATGTAAATACAGATAAATTAAAGGTATCTACTTTTGATATGCCTAAAATTAAATTATCAGATGTGAATTATACATCACCTACTTTTACTACTTCTCAAACGAAAACGATTGTTGAAGATAATTCTAGTGTGAATTTTCATGCCCCTTTGATAGTTGTTGAAGGAAATGCTGATAAGAATACAGTTAATAGTATAGAAAAAGTAAGTGATAGTTTAATTAATGAAATAATTAAGAAAATAGATAATAAAAATGAAAAACAGCGTCGTTTACAAGGTAGATAAAATACATATTTTAATGAGTTTGCAAATTTATTAAATTGGCCTATAGTATTCCGAAAAGGAGTATTATAGGCCTTATTTTTTAGTATTAAACAAGATATTACAATAATAGGTGTCAGCGGAGTAGATGTAACTATTCCATCTGTACTGGTTCAAAAAATAGATATGTAAATACTAAGGCTATAGGTAAATTCAATAATGAAAAACTATAGCCTTTTCTTATATAAATTTAATAATATTTGAGTATGTAAATTCTACATAACTAGTTACTATAATACGTTTGAAGACTAATTTAAATATATCTTAAGCTATTTCCTCAACGTGACATATAAAATCAACTAGTATATTTCTATCATCCCAACTATCATCCATTCTTAATGTTATATTCAATTCTTCATGTACACTGATATTAGGATCTGTACATACATAATATTCACTAATATTAACTAATGTCCCTTCCAAATCACCATAAAAACCATCTGCCAATCTATATTTTTTTCCTAATTCTAATTCCACTTCATTAACAAATTCATTGTTTATTACTACACTTCTCATTTGTATTCCCCCTTAAATTTATCAATTGTTTTAAGGCTACACATATGATATAATCTAATTGTGACTTAGGGCTTATACCATTGTGTGTAGGCTCTTTTTTATTTAAATATTTTAAATATATTCCATATACTAAATGTTGTTTTATTATAAACTTTATTATAGGCGGCTTTTTTAGGATTTTTAATCCAACCCATTCCTTTTTTACCATACCCAGGTATAACAGCTTTTTTGACTTGCCTTTTGAGTTTACCAGTAGTATGTGCTTTGATGGATTTTTTTAAGTTAGGTTTTCTTATACCAGTCTTCATTTTATTCTCCTTTCTGTATTTATTTGAGGTGTGATTCTCCCTACTCAATGGAGCAGGGATTAGTTTTACTTTTTCTTGATAGTTATTGTTTTACTTTCTTCATTAAAAGTAACTTCAACGGTTCTGTCATCCTTAGTTATATTCATTTCTTTAACCCATGCTATTGGAATCGTCAATCTACTAGTAATACTTCCTGATCCAGATTTAGCAAACATAACATTCAAGTCTCTTTTTTCTTTCATTTGTTCACCTCTTAATTTAATTATATAACGACTCGTTAATTAAGTCAATTAATTTTTCAAATAAAGATAATTAATCTAAATGATTGGTTATCTTTATTTTAATTTTATGGAAAAGTACAAGCACAATATTAACTAACTATACATAATATTAACTAAGATTATAAAATCTTATAAAAAATTAGATAAGGAGGTTATGATGGCATATAAACCAATAGTTATACCTGTTAGCTTTAAAACAACCGATTTGGATGATAAATTATTGCTAGATTGGTTGGAAGATAAATTTAGGTCATATGGGAATAATAAGAGTGCATATATCAAAAGTATATTAAGGGAAAAGATGAAAGAAGAGTTGGAAGAAAAATAAAAATTAAAAAGGACTCCTATCGACCCTCAGAAAGCAATAGGAATCCTAACACAGTGAACTATAAAAATATAATTCAATATATATTTCTACAATACGCAATTAAATCCTTCAAATTAATTAACAAAATGGATTTATTTGGAAAAAATTCGTGATATGAAAGTTAAAAAAACGGAGCTGAATCAAAATATAAAATAAAAAGACTCCTTAACGGAATCTAAAAAAATCTAACGGCTATTTCAACAAATGCGTAACAAGTTATATATCCACCAAAGAAAATCATTCCAGAAGTCATATCGTACCTCCAAAGATAAATTTATTATAAGATTATTGTTTCTAAAATAGGAGGATTTTATCCATGTTATTTACTATAAATGAAGTTAAAATTTATACTTTTGAGGAGTTTAGAGCAATACAAGAAAATAAGCAATCGGTATTATTAAATGATGAATTAAGTTATTTAGACGCAGTAATAGGACATATAGAAAGAAATAAAAGAAAATATATGACATTAGTGCTAATAATAGCATTAACAGTTGATTTGAGTACAGTAACATCATTTGCGATGGATACAACAGCTATAGATAAAGCTGGTATGCAAATATTGGAGTTAATTAGAAAAGTTGGTTACTGGATAGGGATAATACTTTGTAGCAAAGATGTAATAAAGCATTGTATGAGAGGTCATTTAGATAGTGTTGGAAGTATAGTGGCAATGTATGGTCTAGGATTTGGAGTTCTATATTTCTTACCTTGGTTATTTGATTTAATAAAAGGATTATTCTAGGAGGTATTTATTATGGATTGGATATTTAGTAAACTTAATGGAATTTTAATAACTACATCATCTTTAATGTATTGGGTATGTTTATTTGCATCGATGATATGTATATTGTTAGGTATGGCAGGTAGTGAGAAGTTTAAAAATGGAACTACTGTATCAGTGATAATCTATACTATACTTCAATGTATATTCAGCGTTGTAATTAAATAGGAAGTCATTATGTTATGAAGGTTAAATCTATAAAGATAAGTGATTATTTTGAAATAGTTAATCCGAAGTATGTTTTCTTTAAATTAATACCTCATTCTAGTTGCAAGAATAATAGCTCTGATAAATTAGCGCAGTTAGTCAATAAGATGTATTTAGATTTAACTAAGAGGGTTTATAAAGATCAACAGAAAATATTCTTTAAAACTGAATGTAAAGTTAGTTACTATATCTATTTAGAAAAAAGTAAGGCAGAATTTTACTTTATAATACCAGTACCATATAAAAGGTTATTCAAAGAAAAAATTTCTGATACATGGAGAAATGTTGAAATAAAAGAAGTTAATGAATTACCTCAATTCTCAAAAGATGCTACAAAGTATAGTTTATCGTATAAGAAGGCTGACGCACTGTCATTGGCAGTTGATAAACGTAATAACGACTTACTATCAAGCACACTTAACATAATGGATATATTAGAATCTGAAAATAATGATAAGATAGGGATAATTTATAACTTTGTCCCTTCTTCTCCAACTATTCTTAATTCATTCAAAGATTATCATAAAGAGGTTATGGAGAAATATAGAAAGAATAAGCCACTTGATAAAAATAAAAAGAATATTTGGTACATCATCAAAGTAGCATTTGGATTTTTAGCAAATACTATAGATGGACTAATAGAAGGGACTCAGAATGATTTAAAAGCACCTATTCAAAATAACATAACTCTTATTCAAAATAAAGAATTATCTAAGGCAACTTATAAGAAAGAAAACTCTGTATTATGCAGAAGTCAAATTATGGTATTATCTGAATCAAGTAATACTCAAAATCAAGAAGTTAATGCAAGAGCTACATGTGAAAATTTTTCAATAATAGATGAAGATAATGCACTTATTTATGATGAAGTAAAAAAAGACTTCGATATATTAGACTATCAATACCCATGCAAACTTAATGATACTAGCACTCAAGAATGTAGCAACTTTTTACAAATGCCAGGTCGTGAATTATTGCAACATTTTAAAGATATTGAACACTTAAAAGTATTAGAAAATCCAGTTCCCAAAGAGCTACAAACAGGGTTCTTTAGGCTTGGTAATGTAAAGGTTAAAGAAACAAATACCAATGCGTACAAGTCTAATGATAACCAGCTATCACGTTTAGGCATGGCGTATCTTGGTTGTATGGGAGCTGGTAAAACTACTTTCATGACTAATAATGCAAGTGATATTATTCAAGCTGGTTATGGTCTTGTTAACATAGATATAATTAATAATTGTGAATTATCTGAGTCGATTAAATCAATAACTCCTAAAGATAAACTAATAGAGATTGATTGTAGTAATCCTAATCAGATACAGAGTTTTGCATATAATGAAATACAGATAAATGATAGTATGTCTGATTATGAAAAGATAACAAATGCAACACTTCATACACAACAAATCGCAGTATTACTAGACTCCATTAATGATGACACATCCAAACTAAGTCCAAAGATGCTTAAATACTTATACGCAGCAGGTACAGTTGTATTTACTACAAAATATAATGCAAGTTTAAAAGATGTAATAAACTGTCTCACAATACCAGGTAAACGAAAATCATTTATTGATTCTTTATCAAAGTCACTGAGGGCATTATTAGAAGATGAAGTGTATACCCTTCAAGAACTTGATAAAGAAGAGAAGAGTGGTAAAATATCTAATAACGATTCTAAGGTTGAAGGCATTATTGATAGATCTATACACCTTAAAACTTCATCACACACTAAGTTGGCTTTTATGAAGTCTAGCGAAAATAACTTAAATTTTGTTGATTTATTAAGTCAAAATAAAGTTATATTAATTAAAATACCCGAATCAAAATTCCCTAGTAAAATGATTCGTAACATCTTAGCAACATACTTTTTAAGCAGAATATGGCTCAGTAAACAGATATTAGCAACTACAACACAACCTAAAACATTTTTATTCTTTGATGAATTTTACAAGTGCCATAACTGTCAATTATTGTATCAAGATATATTTGTAGAAGCACGTAAATTTGATTTAGTATCCATTGTTGCATTACATTACCTTAATCAACTAACGCAACAATGCAAAGAAGCATTAAAGGCTTCAGGAACATCATATTTGTTAATACAAGGAGCTGATGTAAAAGCTTATCAGGATTTAAAATCTAACTTAATACAATTTGGTTACGAAGAAGATGACTTATTAAATCTTGAAAGATACCATGCCCTTGCATTAATTAAAACGACTAAAAATTACGCTTCATTTATTACTAAATTACCACCACCTATAAATTAGGTTTGGTGGTTTTTAGTGTTTCCAATGGTTGTAGCTTTTGCATTAAAAAGGCATGAAGTTAGCCTAATTCGCTAAAGCTAACATAACCGCTTACTTCATATGACACTACGACTAGCGTCGCTTAACGCTTACATATTCGCTACGCATGTTATAGCGTATGATAGTTAGTAGTAAAAAGTTGCATGTCCTCCTATAAAATTTTAGTTTTATAGTAAATTATATTTAATTGTTATAAATAAATAGATTGATTATTTTAAGAAACACAAGAAAAGTATGATTTTATCAAAATTTAATCTTATCTTATATCCTTATATAGTATAATACAGTTATAAAATTAATTTAAATGAGGGGGATAATTGAGTGAAGGTTTTAGATATTGATATGGATTATTTTTTAGAAGATGTACCTTATTCCATACCTCAAGAGTGTACAAGTAGAGTTAGTGAAGATTATAAACCTTGGAATAAAGAGAAAATTATTGATTTTATTGAAAATAACTTGGGACTTTCAACAAACAGTAAAATCAAAGGTAAAATAGTACAAAATCACCATGAAGCATTATATTATTGGAATGATTTAGTAAGTATTGAAGCCCTTAGAGCACCTTTTGAAGTGATACATGTAGACTCGCATGCTGATTTAGGGTTAGGTTTTGCTTCTCAATTTTTTATTTTTGAAAATTTATTAGGTTTAGATGTAGATAAAAGGGTTAATATTCCAAATTACGAAAATCTATTTGAAGAATATAGTTTGCCTGGAATAGGTGATTATCTTCTATTTGCAATTGCTTTTAGATGGATTTCTAAACTTACATATGTTGCTAATCCAAATGGATTTGGTGATGATTATCCAATATTTATTATGAAAAATTTTCAAGATTCAAGCGGAATAATACAATTACCCTATAATAATAAATATAAATTAACAAAATTATTTGAATTATTTGGTGACAATAGAACTAGTATGGAAAAAAAATACTTAAATAATTCAATATTAGAGCCTGAAGTTCCATTTGAGATTAAAAAAAATATTGATGATGTAAAATATAATGGAGATTTTGACTTTATTACATTTTGTATTTCTCCTAATTATACTCCTAAAAGTGCAGATTTTATTATTGATATCTTTAAAGAGTATATAGAAATAGATTAATTCACTTTTTGTAGTATATATAGTTAAATTTTTACAATAAAATTTCATTTAAATTCGATATTTTATTTTATATAAGGACTCCGAAATGTTTTGGAGTCCTTATTATATTTCTATTTAAATAAGAGCATACCATAATCAACTAATATAGCTAATAAAATAATCCCGATAACTCCAGTATCAATATATCAATTTATAACTATTTCTAAAAAGTAATCATATGAAACAAATTACTCACCATATTTTAATCTTTGACTTTCTTTTATTTTAAGATCTAATTCTTCAGGAGAATATTTAGTAAATGATTCTTTAAAATTATGAAAGCTAGTTTTCTTAAACTCATGTTTAATACTACGGTTATTAAATTTTTTACTTTGGACTTCGAATAAATGTTTCTCTAATGCTTCAGCACTACCAAAACTAAATATAGCGTCATTATTAGATCCAGCATTAAATCTATTTTTATGGTTGTACTTTGGCTCAAAATTGTCTATAATATTATTATAATTTTGTATATTTGATTTGTTAAAGTCCTTGTTATTGCGAGTAACAGGGGCTTTTTTCTTTTCTATAAAGTTTTTATCATTGTTATATATCTCTTTTATATATCCAAAAGTATAAGACTCTGGATTGATTTCATTAGCAATTTCTATAGATTTTAATAGTTTATCTGTATTACAAGTAGACACAAATTCTTTTTGCGTATCAGT